AAACTCTTTTCATGGTAGGACGTAAAAACGGCAAGTCTACCCTGCTTGCCGGTCTTGCCCTTTACATGATGGTCGCAGACCAAGAACCGGGCGCGGAGGTATACAGCACCGCGACAAAGAAAGACCAAGCGCGGATTGTCTTTAATGAAACCCACAACATGGTAAAGCAGAGCGCGGAGCTTAACCGCCATATTAAGAAGCGCAAAGTGGATTTGTATTTTGCCGCGAGTATGTCAAACTTTCAGCCATTGGGGAAGAACAGCGACACGCTCGACGGTCTGAACGCGCATTGTGTAATCATGGACGAGCTGCACAGCGTAAAAGACAGAAATCTTTATGAGGTTATGCAGCAGAGCCAGAGCGCACGCCGGCAGCCCTTACTTATTATGATAACCACAGCCGGCACGGTTCGGGAGTGCATTTTTGATGATATGTACGCTTATGCTTGCGGTATTGTTGACGGCACATTTCAAGATGATTCTTTTCTTCCGATAATCTATGAGCTTGATAAAAAAAGCGAGTGGCGAAAGCCCGGAGCATGGCAGAAAGCTAATCCGGGATTAGGCGTAATAAAAAAGCTGTCCGACCTCACCGACAAGGTGGAACGGGCGAAAAATAATCCGAAGGATTTAACCGGCATACTCACGAAAGATTTTAACATTCGGGAAACCTCATCGAGCGCGTGGCTTACCTTCGACGCGATAAACAATCCGGCGACATTCGATTTATCCCGCTTTCGCGGCGCTTACGCTATCGGGGGCGCGGATTTGAGTATTACAACAGATTTGACGTGTGCGACGCTCTTACTGATGGATAAAACCACCGAGGAGCGTTTTATTACGCAAATGTACTGGCTACCTCGTGATAACTTTAACGAGCGCGTACAGCACGATAAAATTCCTTATGACAAATGGCTTGACCGTGGGCTACTGCGTCTTTGTAACGGCAATACAATCAATTATTCGGACGTTACGGCGTGGTTCCTTGAAATGGTGAACATACACGGTATTACTCCGGCGTGGATTGGCTACGACAATTACAGCGCACGCTATTGGGTTGAGGAAATGGAAGCGTCGGGATTCCGGCTTGAAGTTGTCCGACAGGGCAGTAAATCGCTATCCCTGCCCATGCAGCGGCTTGGTGCTGATTTACAGGCAAAGCTTGTAAACTACAACGACAATCCTATGTTGAAATGGTGCTTGACGAACACAGGCATACAGACAGACCGTAACGGTAACATTGTCCCGATAAAAAACCAAAGCGCAAAGCAACGCATTGACGGCACAAGTAGCTTGCTTGATGCTTACGCTGTTTTGATGGATAGATTCACGGAATTTAAGAACATTCTTTAGGGGTGCTTTATGAAAGACAAAAAAATTACCATAATGGAAAAGAGATCCGTTTACATACCCGGTAAAGGTTCGGAAACGCAGGTAGTACCGATTGATGGCGGCGAAAATATATGGGCGTACTACCGGCAAGCGTCCGGCAACGAAAAAGTAGCCGCACAAGCTATCGCGGTTACAGTGGACGCGATTTTTGAAATCGCATGGCGTAACGACCTTAAAACCAGTATGACAATCATCTTCCGGGGGCAGGAGTACAACATTACCCGGATTGATGATTACGAGGGTTATAAAAACGATTTAAGGATTTATGCCAGTTTGAAGAAATTAGTATAAAGTGAGGGGGAAAATATATGACACCGATGAAAGCAATCCGCGAAAAATGCCTTGACTGTTGCTGCGGTTCGGCGAACGAGGTAAAGCTATGTCCGAGCGAAGATTGTACACTTCATGTTTACCGGTTCGGGAAAAATCCGAATATAGGAAAACGGACATTGACGGAAGAACAACGCGCCGCTATGAGCGAACGGCTAAAACAAGCACGTCTTGCCAAAAACGCTTGAGCTGCTACAATGAAATAAATCTGTAAGGCGTTTAGGCATATAAGGGATATACCTAAAGCGTCTTACAGATTTTTCTATGGTCTAATAGCGTGTTTATCGTGCAAGCTTGTATAATGCGTACTGATTGAGGGAAACGCCCTCTTTTTCGGCGGCTATTGTTAATTGCTTGTGCAAGGACTTCGGCAACCGGAGTACAAAACGACCGCTATAATTATCAGCGTCCACCGGCACAGGAACGGTAAAACCTGCTTCAAGCTTTGTTTCAATCCAACCTTCCATAGCTTCTTTGATATTCGTATAAGCTTCTTCGGGTGTTTCGCCGTCACTCATGCAGCCGTCAAGCTCTTGCACGGTTGCGAAGTAGTAAGCGCCGCTTTCATCTTCGACGTATCGCAAGATGATGTTGTACGGCAGTTTCATATAATCGTGAACAGTCATTGTAAAAACCTCCAGTCTACTTTTCACCTATCCGTTCAAGAATTTCATTTACATAAGAAATCTTTAGCGGTTCCTTCAGCGTGATTAAATCGCCGTTGTCGTTGATATAATGCCGGTGCGAACCTCTTTGACGTTTGAAGTAATAGCCATAGGCGGCAAGAACTTTTTCCGCTTCCTCAAGCCGAATACCGCGCGGTTGATTCTTCATTTTTTCTATCAGCTTTTCGACACTTGGCATTTTATCACTTCCTTTGTCAATATAGTATCATATATAGTATCATTTGTCAATACTGTATCGAATGTGTTTGAATATTTTTCTTGGCAGCGACACGATTACACGATATAGTGTCATCGCGGAGGTGATGATGTGCCAGAGCGTAACATTGGCATTAAGGTTGACGAGGAACTCTATAAACGCATAAAAATACGAATTGCCGAAGAAGGCAAGACATTAAGGGCGTATGTGTTAGAGCTAATTGCAAAAGACCTTGAGGCTAAAAAAAAATAAGAAACAGCCCGCATTGAAGTTTGGCGACCTCACGGACTGTTTCCCGTATCCGACAGGGGCAAGCCCTATCTGAAATTTATTATAATCAGATAGTATGCCTTTGTCAAACCCACATTTTGACAGGAGGCATTTTCTTATGTCACAGGCAGTTATAAACACTATCAAAAAGCAGTACGGGGAAGATGTTGTTATGTGCGCGGGAAAGCAAACCGAAGCAATTTCAACAGGGGTTGAGCAGTTAGATACTGCGATTGGTGTCGGAGGAATACCGCGAGGACGTATAACCGAGATTTTCGGCGCGGAAAGCGCGGGGAAAACAACACTGGCGTTAATGATAGCTGCACAAGCGCAAAAACACGGTGAAGTGGCTTTTATTGACATTGAACACGCTTTGGATACTCGCTACGCGCGAATGTTAGGAGCGGAAAATATGTTAATAGCGCAGCCGGAAGATGCAGAGCAGGCTTTTTCTATTTGTGCAACGCTTGCCGGTAGCGGTGCGTACAGCGCAATAATTATTGATTCTGTGGCGGCGCTTATCACGAGAGCGGAATTATGCGGTGAAATGGGCGAAAACTTTGCCGGTTCACAAGCAAAGCTTTTGGGGCAAGCGTTGAGTAAACTGTTAGGCATATTAAGCAAGTCGAAGTGTTGTTTGATTATGACAAACCAGTTGAGAGAAAAAGTAGGCATAATGTACGGCAGACCCGAAGTTACGCCCGGCGGTCGTGCGCTTAAACATTACGCAGCGGTGAGGCTTGATGTGCGAAAAATAGAAACAATCAAAGGAGCCGACAACGCTATCGGGCAACGTGTCCGGGTGATAGTTGCAAAAAACAAGGTAGCTCCGCCTTTGCGAGATGCTACATTTGAGATGTATTTTGAAGGGGTGATAAGTAATGTTTGAACGTGACTGTATGCCCGTCGCCCTGCCAAAGTTCTTCAAAACACACCCGGACGAGAAAAACTACTACGATAACGGTACACCGCAGTTCCGCCGCATTTATTGCAAGGTAGCCCGTTATTTGCAGGACTGTACGCAAGAACAGCTAAACCAGCTTATTGAACTTTTGGAAGAAGTAAAACGAAACAAAGTAAAGGAGCAACAGCAAAATGGCGAAACGACGGGCTAACGGCGAGGGCAGCATATTTAAGCGTAAAGATGGCTTGTGGGCGGCTCAGTATACCGATAACGCCGGGAAAAAGCGAACGCTGTACGGAAAAACACAGCAGCCTGTACGTGAAAAATTAAAAGAAGCTATCAAAGAATCGGACATGGGTCTTGCTATGGATAAAGGCAAGATAACCTTTGCTACATGGATGGGCGAATGGTTAGAAGTATTTGCAAAGCCGGTTTGTAAGCAAATAACCTACGCAAATTATTGTAGCTCAATTTGTCACCATACGCCAACACGTCAAGCGAGACGGTACCGTACAGCAACGTCGAGCAGCTTACAAACCGCGTTCTCGACAGCGCCGTTGTGCAGACGTTCGTATGCGTCCAAGTGAGAACCCGGACTATTGGGAAATCGTGCCGGACATAGCGCCCGTTACAGCGTGGGCGGATATAGCAGACGGTTCTGTTATAACAGAGGGTACTGTTGTATCGCAAGACGGCAAAACGTGGGTGTGTATCTCACAGCACTTTAAATCGACTGTGTACAAGCCAAAAGCGGGTTCCAGTAAATGGGAGGAGAAGGTTTATGAAAAAGAAGTTCGGAAGCTTTCATAGTCCGGCAGGTTGGAAAGAGGTGGGCGGATGAAGCTAATAAAATGGTTGCGCAACGCGAGCGTGCTGCTTCCGGCTATCGTCATGGTTGTTATCAACATTGTTGCGGGTTTATGGCTCACAAACGCGGTAACGTCG